ATATAATTAACATCTTTAAATATTAAATACTCATAGCCAGAGTTATCAATTGCTAATGAATAAGGAAACAAAAAGTCTGATGGCGTAGATAAATAAGGGCTGCTAGCTGTCAACGTACCCGTTACATTCTTTCTAAAGTTAGGAAGCTGTACTGTTCTAAGTATTGTTTCTTCTGCTGAAACAATAAAACGTGCAATGTTATTGCTAAAGGTTGTCTCAGTATTTTCTGTATAGTCCTTGATTGCCTGAGTTAATGTAGTATATGTCCAAGCCATTAGGATGTACTCACTGTTACTTTGCCAACTTTAGCGTGTATATCTAAGCCAACTGTTCTACTGCCTAGCTCAGTTATGCCACCACCAACAGGATCAAATGCAAACATTTTTCTTGAATCAGCCAATGCTTTAGGAGGTCTTGGGTTTCTTAACGCTTGAGGATCTGAAATACTCATGCGACCAAGCTCGTATTGTGGGTTATCAACATCAAGCTGATCATATCCAACACGAAGCCCAGTATCTCTGCCGTCCCTTACTAAAGGAACCAAGTCACTCAGCTTGTATCTAAACCCTGTAATATCGCAATATCCAAAAGCATATTTACCGCTAGCGTATATACTCATACTGTTCTATACCCTCCGGGTGTAAAAAACAGAGATGACTTATCACGATCCGCATCAGCAGCCAATGACCATTGCTCTTCATACACTTGCTTTAACACAGGTATTCTGTCTGCAACCTCTGGCTTTTTAAGACTTATTTGATACGCAAGACCAGCAACCATACAAGGCAAATACCTAGCAGGTATATCAACATTGTTAGTTGCCGGACTACCAGTATCCTCGACTCTTTGAAGATAATAATAAATTAACGTATATGTTTGATTTGAATCAGGCACAGGCCAAAGATTTATAGATATAGCTGCTGGATCTTTTTCCAACCAATACTGTAATGGCTTAGAAGATGACAGCTTATTTGTTAAATGCGCAAACTGACTAACAGATATTCTTGTAAGCATTTGGTCTGTCTGCTTACTAGTGTCACCTGAGTCTGTGCGTATAAACGCCTCAACAATATCTAAAACATCGCCGCTAAAGGTATATCGAGCTGTTCCAGACGTTATCGCTTGAGATCCTTCTTGAATAGTCCAAAGGTTTAACCCTCTGTTTTGCCATTCTAAAAATAATAAATCCAAGCTGCGCCTAGCAGTTCTGTAGTCATAACCACTCTTTGCTTCTAA